GGCCATGGAGAGCAGGCCAGAACCCTGCCAGAAGATCGAGGGGCCGATCTCGTTCGAGTATTCGGCCGGCGGGCCGCCGTTCGGCGCGCCAGCGAACCCGCCAAGCGAGATCAGAGGGCCGGTGGAAGCCGCTTGCGCCATCTCAGCCTCACTGAGTCGGGAACGAGCCCCAGATGGCCCGGAAGTCAAAGTACCCGAAGCTGTAACGCTCGTAGCCCTTGACCAGCAAGTTGTCGCTCGTGAAATCGACTTGCATATCAAGCTCAAAGGCCACGCGCTGGAGGTACAGCAAGCCCTCCTGATCGGTCATCACGAACCAAGCGGTCGGCGACGTCAGATAGTCGTGAACGAGATGCCCATCGGGGATGCCGCCTGACGTCTCAGGGATTGCGTTGACGTCGTTGTCGTTCGTACCGGGCCGCAAGACGGTGCGGAGCAACCGGATCGCGATCGGCTCCAGCGCGATCGGCACGACGAGCTTGCGGGCGCGGGCCTGCATGCGGAGGCCGGCGTTGTCGCGGAACGAGCCGCGAATCGAGGCCTGCGCGTTGAGCAGCGAGGCCTCGTTGAGATCCATATCGATGGCGAAGCGGTTCGGAACGACGCCAGTATCGATAGGATGGTTCAAAGAACAGAGCGGCTGCTGATCCCCGAGGATGGTGGGATCGTAGATGGTCGCCATGTTTAATGGGTAGGCGCCGTAGATTTCCTTGGTCTGGTTGAAGCTTTTTTGCAGACCGAGATTCGATGGCTGCCACTGCCTCTTGTACAGGTTGTCGTCGATCATTTTGCGGGTAAAGGCGTACCCGAGGCCAATTTCCTTGTGGTATTGGTTATAGACGTAACGCTCGCCCGCCTGATTGTCGAAGGTAGTCGGCCCGCCTTCATTCTTCAGTGCAGCAAGGCCGAGGTAGCGCATCGAAGCGGTGCGCTCCACGGACATGTAGCTTTTGTCGACCTTGTAGATCTTGGGATAGATCCGATCGAGGTCCTTATACTGTCCGGCCACCTTGCGGAGGCCGGGGAACAGCAGGTCATAGGCCTGGGCGACTGAGACGGCCATGGGTTACTCCTCCTCAGATGCCCGTCAGGCTCTTGTAGTCTTGGTTGTTGAACGTGACGTAAGCCCAATTGAACGGGCTCGTGACGTCGGTCCCCGGCCCTCCCGGCGGGTCGCGGACAAGATCGATGATGCGCCAGGGGAAGGTCGGAGTGACCGCTGGCGGGCTTTGGGGCGGTCCACCTGCTCCGGTGATGTCGAGTGTCGCGCCAGAGCGGCCGGTCTGGGTATTGCCCACGCCGATGTTGAACTGGGCGTTCATGCCGACATGCGCGAGCAGGATCTGGCCGTTACCCTGAACCCTGAAGACCGTTAACGGGTCGTCGATCACCTTGGCGTGGACGTCGAAGCCGGTGCCCGAGAGAACCGCGTCGTTACCCGGCCACCAGGGCGAGGCGATCCACTTCTTCTGCGCGATCGACATATACTCGCAGCCGATAAAGATACCGGCGATCTGCGTCGTGCCGGGAGCCGCCTGGGCGACGTAGCCGGTGCTCAGCTGAACGATCGGGTCGTTGGTGAAGATGGGGGTGGGGTTGGTGGCGCTGATCCAGCGCCGCGACATCTGGTAATTGACGGCGGCGCCGAGGCGGTGGCTGTCAGCGAAACCGAAAGGCGCATTGGGGTTTGGCATGGCGTGACGATCCCTTCCGCGAATGCGGGATTACGGGTTCGTCATCACCGAGCGCCGGACGATGACATTCAGTCGTCCAAGCGAGAGCACGAGCGCCGCGCTCTCACCTTCCGTCTTAGTCGGGAACGCCTATGGGGCCAACGGAACTCCCCACCCGAGGCTGCGTTTTCCGATGAGCGTCGCGGGGCGCCGTGCCGGCTGGCGCCTCCACAAGTTTCGCTTCCGAATTGCGCACTTGATCGGTGGCCTTCAGTTTCTCGCGCAATCTTCGCCGATCTGTCAACTCCTTCGGCCGCTCCATCAACATGAGCCCATCCAAAATTATGGTCTCATCTTGATAGTCCGGATAGAGCAACTCCCGGTGGCGATTGGCCGGAACGGGCGCCCAGCCGCTGCGGAGCAGCTGAGTCGAGTAGTGCGGGAACTGCTTGCCGAAGACGGTGTGGGTTTTCCATTCATACGTCCAGCCTGGGGGTGATTCGGCATAGAATCGGTCGAGGTAGACGTCGCTGTCCTCCTCGTCTAGGTCGCCATACTGGGCCCGCAGCTCGCTGATCCTGCGCCGCGCACGCTCCATGTGGTCGACATAGCCAGGACGGTTCTCGTCCAAGTCGAGATCACGATAGCCAGGGCGCGCACCATTGCGTGCGCCCATGAAACCTTCTTCGCCTTGGAAATCGGTCATGATCGGGCTCCCAACATCTTGCCGCGCGACTGCGCGTCGAGCAGCTCGGCCGCGTATTCGTCGTCGCTCATGCCAAGGACGTCGCGCGCATGCTCACGCTGGCGGGCCGTGAGCGCGACCGGCGTGCCGCGAGGGCGCCCGGTGCGCAGATTCGGCGCTTCCGCGCGAGCCGGCGCGGCCATCCGGCTCTGGTTCAGCTGGCGCTGGCCCTGGCGTGTCTGTGTCATCTGCGGTGCGTCTCCCACGCCAAGCAGCTCCTCAATTTTGTCGAAGTAGGCGTCGGTTTCGGGGATGAGTTTGAACCTGTTCACGGCGATGCGATGCGCGCCGTCGATCCCATCGATCCCGGCCTGATCTCTGACCGCCTCGGGGTGGCTCCTGATCCACTCGGCGCTCTTCGGAAAGCCTGTCTGGTCGAGATGACCGGATAGTCGCTGCACGTTGGCCTGCATCGTCTGTGCAGGATCGACGTATTGCTGCTGCCGCTGCGGTTGCGGACCTTGCCTGGGCTGCGGCTGCTGCGGCTGGCCCTGCTGCGCCTCGGCGACGACGCCCTCGCGCATTTCCATCAGCCGTAACAAGTTGGCGCGCGCGTCCGAAATAAGAATCTGGGCGTCGGCGGCGCCCTTGTGGTCTCCGCGATCGAGCGCGCCCTGGAAATAGGCTCTGGCCTGCTCGGAATCGCGCTTCGCCGACTCGATCGCGGCGTCGACCATCTGCACATTCGACTGCGTGAGACCGCGCTCAGCCTGGACGCGAGCCTGATGCTCCTGATGCGCGATCTGGGCGGCGCGGTTCGTGGCCGCCTGCTGGTTAGCGAGCTGGCGCTTCAGCTCAAGGACGCCTTCGTCCTCCGGCTCTGGCTCCGGCGAGGCGCGCATCGGCAGCTCGGGCTCGACGCGAGGCGCCGGTTCCGGCTTCTTGTCGCCGCTGCGGACCGGGATGCCGCCAACGACGACGGTTTTCGGCTCCAGCCGCTCTTCCGGTCTCAGATCGTCATCGGGCTCATCGATGAGCGCGCCGAAATGCGTCGCCTGCTCGGGGTCTTCCAGTTCGCTGCTTACTCTGGCCATCTCAGAACCATGCGTCCGGGTGATCGATCTTGCCTCGGATGTAGACGTCGGCGATGAACCGGACCTCGCGAGAGCCGATCATGCCCTTGAGGCCGTCCGAGGCCCGGTAGACCACCCAATCACCGGGCTCGACGTTCTGGTCGTAGAATTTGACGGGGCCGTCATCGACGAAAGCACGCGGCCCCTTCTTCAAAACCATCCCGACCTTGCCCTGGTAGCGGTCCTCGTCGACCGCCTCCTCGGCGATCTCCAGGCCGCTCGCGGTGCGCGTCGCCGGCCGGATGTAGGTCGCGATGAGGACTTGCTGGTTAAACGGCTCGACCTTTTCGAGATCGTCGCCGCAACTGTTCCAAATGACGTCTCGGGGATCCTCAAGATGGAGGGTTACGATTCTATGATGCGCGGGCAAGCGGACCTCTTCCGTCTGTGTCTTCTTCGTTGTCGATTTGCTCGATCCATTCGAGGACATGGCCGAGCGCTTCCAGATATCCGGCGCGCTTTTTGTAGTCGGGGAAGTCAGCCGCCGCGCCGTTGATCAGCGGGCGCAGCATTTCCTTCTGCTTGGCCTCGATGCGCTCGGTCAGCTTCTTCGCGACGAAGATCGACATCGCGTCCATCAGCCGTACCTCGTCTCGCCATCGGCGGCGAAATAGCCGGGGTTTTCCGGCAGCTCTTGGCAGGCGTGATAGAGACCCCTCGCGACGATCTCGACGTCCCTTTCTTGGGTCTCGACGAACGTCGCGACGATGGTCTCCTTCGGCCGCGCGATGATGCCCGCCGCCACGAATTGCGGATTGTCGTCACAGAGCGCCGCGAACTCACGGAATCGATCGCCCAGCTCGGTCCGCGTTTTGCTCTCGCCGGTAGGGAGGCCTGCATCCATCATCTCAAAGACCTTTCTCCGCCCCTCGGCCGTCTCAAGCTTCAGTCCTTCCATGTGGCCGCCTTAACTCCCCACATTTGAGCGCCCTGCGCCTCGGTAATGGCGATCGACCACAGCCGCGCCTTCTCGCCCTTGGGGCCAGCTGTGCGCGCTGCGTCGCAGATGTCGATGATCTGCGCGTACAGCTGCTTGAGCTGCGTCACCGTCTTGTCGCCGCTGGGATTGAAGTCCAAGCCGACTGCCTTCTCGCCAAAAGTGCTCATTCGGCTAGCTTCACTTTCCCGTGACCCTGGCGCTTGGTCTTCTCCATCCGACCTCGGCCGGAGCCCGCACCGAACTTCTCGGAGATCCGGCCGCCGTGCGCGCGGCCCATGCCTGGAGGCGGCATCCCCGGCGGCATGCCACCCGGAGGCGGCATGGGCGGTCTCGGCGGGGGCGGCGGCATGCCAGCGCCTGGAGGCATCCCGCCAGGAGGCGGCATAGGCGGCATGCCCTGCTGCGGCGGCGGCGGAGGTGGAGGCGGCACCATGGGGTGCGGCATGATGGGCGGAGTCGGGGGTGGCTGCTGGCCCTTGTCGCCGCCCACGATCACGTTGACGACCGTCTTCCCTTTCGCGCCCTT